TCTCCATCCCAGAAAGCGTCCATATGGCGTTCCATAGCGGCTTTGTATACCGAGATGGATATGGGGAACTCTCGCCAGTTGTAGGGGCCGTATTTACGTGCTCCGTCAGCCAGAGCTTCTGCTAGGTAATGCTTAGCACTCGGTGGCACTAGGTGTAGTGGCACCTTTGTAACGCCGATAGCTGTTTTTGGGTTGTTGTCTGGGTAGCCGTTAGCTACCGGTGCTTCCGAATCCGCCTGTGCCACGGACTGTCTCCTTTACTGTTACATTCTCGAATCGATCGAAGTTGGTGATGACTAGTTGAGCAATCCTGTCTCCAGCATTTATCGGATAAGGGCTGTCTCCGTCATTCTTAAGTGCTACCATTATTTCTCCCTTGTAATCTGCGTCTATGACGCCTGTACCATTACGCAGAACGATGCCGTGGTTGATGCCTAGGCCCGATCTTGGGAAGATGAAGGCTACTTGGTGCGGTAGCAGGTCTAGTGTAATCCCTGTCGGCACTATTGCATAGTCGCTTGGCTCGATAAACACTAGGTTTTCGGGCACACAGGCTACTAGGTCTAGGCCAGCAGAGTGCTCTGTGCTGTATTGTAGCGCTTTAGCTTCGTCTCTGATTACGTTTACTGTTGCGTTTTTTCTCATAGTACTCCTTGTACTCCTGCTAGTTCTGGGAAATGCTTGAGCAGTTCTATTTTGCACATTTCAGCAATTTCACGGTGTTCTTTTTGGGTACCTGCTTCTGTGCGTAGTTGGATGTAGTGAATCCAGGAACGGATGCTGCCAGCCATGTACATGGTGGATTTGGTTAGACCCTCCGGTAGGAACACTCGAGCTTGTTCTTTGGCGATACCGCGTGCAATGGCCTCGTCGTAGAACGCGATAGCCGTGTCTTGCATGTCGTCTTGGGCGTTGTTGAACCAGGCGATGTTATCGTCGCTAGCGCCTTCTAGCGATGCTTGACGATTGGTCGGGTGCTGTAGACGACATTGACGGTTGATATAGTCAGCGGCTACAACCTCAGCATAGCGCTGAGAGAATTCTTGAAAGGCGAAGCTGCGGTGACGCAGGATCTGACGTGCGATGTCCCTAGTAGTGACAATCTCTAGAGTCATGTGAGCCATCTCAAATGGCGACCAGTGGGCGTTCTGAGCCAGATAAGCTAGGAGCCGCGGAGCGGTCTCTGTGTTGGCCTGATTGGCTGGATTAGAGACTCTGGCAGCGTAAGCGACCAAGTCACCGGGAGTTGCGATATCGTCAATGACGGGTTTGCTGACTGCTATTGTTTTAACTGATTGCATTTGATTTCCTTAAGTAGGCCCCGCCCATTGCTGAGCGGGGCTTTTTTACTTAGCGCGAGGTTAGTTTGGTCCTTGCCCAGATGCTGTATCTGGTGGTTAGACCTTTTGTGGTGGTTGTCGAGCGTTTTAGAACTTTCATGCCTTTACGTTTGAGATCGAACAGCATGGCACGGACGTTCGGGACGTCAAAGCGCGATGCGATTTCTTTCGAAGTCAGGGCTTTTTGGGTGAGGGCAGCTGCCACGCGGGCGGTTTTGGTTGCTTTCTTTTTCATGTTACTTGGTTCCTTTATAGTCTGCAGCTTGGAACTGCCGCAGTTAGGACATACGTGCGAGCCGCTGTGGTGGCTTTGGTTAGGATGATTTGGTATCCAGGGGAGGATTTTGTCATAGACTCTTTCCAGAAGAACTGTGTCGTGGATGTTGTAGGTCTTCATTTCGTGTTGAGCTGACGGATCACCGTCCATTACATCGATCCACATCTGGAATCCAGCATGTGTGATCTTTTGACCCAGTCCTAATTGTTGAGCTACGTGGTCTAGCTTGTTGCTAGCAAAACGAAACTTACGCTTAACTACTGGGTAAAGGTCAACACTTTTGTACGGAGCTGGCGGTTTGAATCCGTTGAGCAGAAACTCTTTGTTGAGTGTCGGCAGATCGAATCTGTTACCGTTGTATGTGATGATGATGTCTGCGTCTTCCATGACGCGGTGCAGCTCTTCCAACATTCCCATTTCACCATCTTCCCACTCTCCTGCGAAGTGAGTATGCTTTTCTCCGAGCCATTTGTATGAGGCGCAGAGAACTCTTCCTGTTTCTTGGATTTGGGCTAGGTTAATTGTCTGTTTGAATAGGCCCCATACATAAGCGCTGTGTGGGGATGTTTCAATATCCAGTAGTAGGATTTTCATTTTAGTTTTCTTCTGGGTCTTTCCAAACGTTGTGAACGTCAGGGCAGTAGGACTCTTCAAGAGTTGCCATGACTGTCACTAGTTCAGCGGTTGAGTCAGTTTCGAAGTCTTTAGCGGCTTCGTACGCGATTTCCATTGTCGACGGCATCCTTGCCTCCTTAGTTGACTAGTTTTAGGTTGGGTTTTGCTTTAACTGGAGCTACTTCGTCCATGTTACTCATCAGGTGATGAGCTAGCTCTTCGATTAGCAGAAAGCTCTGCGGCACTTCGATGTACTCTTCCGGGTCTCCGTCGAAGAAGTCAGCTGGGACTTTATCTACTCGGACGGTAAGTTCGTCACTTCCTCCAATCGACGAGATTGTGATAGAGGCTGTGTACTCTTTGCCCTCGATGAGAGGGACTGCTTTTGTGTCTTTTGACATTCTTTTTTCTTTTCCTTTTTTATTGGTTTGTTTTTGCGTTTTGGATTAGGTACCGTCCACTCTTGGGGAATTGTCCCCGCGGTGGTAATGTGGTAATCTATCCCGCGTTTCTCACACCAGTCGCTATATCGTGTCTTGCTGCTCTTATTGATACGATTATCGCTCATGAACAGCATTCTGATGTCTAGATCAGGGTTTTGTTCGATTACGTAAGCCATTTTTTGTCGTGACTTAGCGTCGAAGTTACCCTTTACCTCTATGAACACGCCGTTGTCAAGCATGAAGTCTGGGACGTACCTATGCTTGGTTTCCGGAACTGTGTATCTGATGGTCTCTTCTTCGTACTTGTAATGTACTTGATGCTCATCTAGGTAAGCGGCTACTTTTTTCTCGAAGCCGCTGCGTAGTGTGTAGCTCTTATGTACTTTCTTCCATCGAGACCGGGCCATTCATCAATTCTTTGAAGTTTTGGATGTACGGGCAGTCTTCTTGGTCAATGCGACGGATCCAGAGGAGTTTAGCGACTTCTTCTGCCGCGGCTTCCCAGCTTTCGCCGTATTGCTTTTTGTAGTAGCTGTTGATTGTTTCGATAGCCTTGGCTTCTTCACAGCCTTTTGGGATGAGCTTGTCCGCGGTTTTAGGACCAATACCTCGGATGCCGGGGATATTGTCTGTACTATCGCCAGTAAGCATCTGTCGAAGAAACGTAAGATTCGCTTCAGCAAGTTTAACATCGTAAAACTCTCCTTTAACGAAATTGAAGTGATATCCAGGAATCATGTTAAGATCCTTGTCAATGGAGCAGATTACCGTGGACTTGTCGTTGTGGCTGAATTGTAGTTGTCCGACAGCATCGTCAGCCTCGACGCCATCTATGATGGAAGCTCCCCATATCTCGACCATGTATTCACGCAGTTCTTCGTAGTACTTGGGCTTTTTTGCATCCTTGCGATTTCCTTTGTACTCTTTAATAGTGGCTACTTCCTTCCTGAAGTTATCTTTTCCAGAAAGGAAGAGCCAATACTGCGTAGCTTCCCCAAAGGCTGTCTCAGTGATTGCTTTTATCTGGTTATCTACCAGATGCAGCGCCCAGCTGAGATAGTCTTGGGTTTCCCATGATTCGGGAGCCTCCCGTTTGGCCTGAGCATCTGCAGCGAATCCCAGTCGGTAGACTAGGATATCGCCGTCGATGATAGGCTTCAGAGCGGGTTTTATTTTCATGTGTTACTCTGGTTGTGTGTCATCGTACTCGTCATATTCAAACACATGGCGGGTCCAGTTGGTCCTCTCTCGGGTATACGGTTGATGTACCGGGTGTTCCCTTTCGTGAGGTTTTACTGTTTCCTTGGTGCGTCTGTCGTGAGTTTTCCGATCTCTGTACTCTTTGGTAGGTTCCATATTATTTGATGGGACATGCCCCAGTAGCACATTCTTCGTCAGCTTCAAAAGTAATATCTCCGTTAACAGAAGTGATTAGCGTTGAATTGGCGACCATTTCGTTGTATAGCTCTTTGTTGATTTCTTCGTACGGAGCTTGGTCGAATCCATGACCACTGTGACGTAGGAACGACAACGATTTGAAGTTTGTGTTGTAGTTCGCAGTCAAGTACTCTCTAATAGCCGGTAGTTCTTCGTCTCGGTAGTACACTGTGCAGCTGACTGCGTTGTCGCTCCAGACAGTCTGTAGCCACTTCACGTATTCTAGTTGGTCTAGAGCTGTTGTGTCGTTAGCTAGGACTGCGTTATCTGGATAGCGGAACGGGAATTCAACTACCATAGTACCACGCTCATCAGTACCGTCGAAGTTTCGTACGTACTCTACCTTGTACCCGTGATTGCGGCACACTTCCACTAGCGGTGAGTTGCTAGCAATACGAATGCGGCGAATCATGTAACGTGCGTAGCCAGGGTGGATGCCCGGAGTTACGCCTGGTAGTAGGCTTAGGGTTCCAGAAGGCTTACACGTAGTTAGTTTGATGCTGGTGGGCCAGCCTTTGACTTCTGAGTAGATTCTGTCATACTTGCGTAGATGCTCGTATGTTTCCTCTAGCCAGCTGCGTTGTTCTTCTGTAGCCTGGAGTACGCCTGTCACACCGATGCCCATGCGCATGTTTTTATGCACAATAGCCTCGGTTTCTGGGTGGTGAGACGGTAGTCGTAGGCTATGCTTGTTGATGCGGTATAGCAGCGTCGCAATGTCTTTGAGTTCTTCTTTGGACTCGATATTGCATAGATAGATCTCTGCTAGGCAGCAAGTTTCATAGTCTTCGAGCGATTGCTCAGCACAAGGATTGAAGCCATTGACTTTGGGGTCTTTGTACTTGGTCTCGCCTGTGCGTCCGAAGGCTCTGGCGGTTTTGAGGTTAATTAGGCCGTACGGTTCGCCGTTGTTTTTGTAGCCTTCCCAGAACTCTTCCGGCAGCGTACTGAAGTCATTACATACAACTGAGTTGTTAGACATTGCGCGCCAGTTAGGCACGTTGCCCAGGTCCCAGCGTTTAGCACGCAGGTACTGGATGTCGTCACTGTCACCTAGTGCAATGATTGCCGAGCGTCTTACGTTGCCAGCAACCACAATGGAACCGACGATATTGATTATGTCGAGGCAGTCGATTGGGCGGAGTTGCTTTCCTCGCCTTCCCTCAATGATTCCTCCAATATTTCGAATTCCCTGGACAAGATCTTCAGGACCACTTGCGACTCCGCCAAAGCCATTAATAGGAGCTCCTTTGCTTCGGATGAGTTGTGTACTGAAACTGAATGTAGCTTGACTGCTGTCTTCAAAAGCAGATCGCAACGTGTGTTCAAGTAGTTTGACCCACCCCTCCCGCGTATCGGGAACAATGAAGTCTGCACTTGCGTTATCGAGTCTTGAAGGCGTAGCAAAAGCCTCTCGTACTGGTGGTAGTTTATAGACATATTCTCGTTGTATGTTGATGCCTACGCCTGAACCTAGCATGAGCATGTCGAACGCCCATGTGAACGGCCTGATAGGCTTGTCGATTGTGGTAAAGGCACAGTTTTGAAGAGAGGCTAGACCGTGTTTGTCTACTGTGGTAGTACCTAACTGCCAGAGGAACCGGCCAGCGACCGATCCCTTGAGGCTGTTAAAGTAATGATAGAGTCTTTCTTCTTCTTCTGGAGTGAATCCGCAGCTGAGTTGTTCTTGTGCTGCTTTGATTACTCTTGTTATTGTGTCATTCCATTCTTCTGTAGGACTGTCAGGATTGTCTGCGATTAGACGTCGTGCATAGGTACGTTTGTAGGTCAGATAGCCGACCGAGCTCCACGGTGTTACTCGTTGCGGAGCTATTACCATCTGTTATCCTCTTCGTCGTCAGCGTCACTGTCTGCGTCACTGGTTGCTGGTTCGTCTTTCTCGACGACTGGGAACTCAGAGCCAGTGGACTCGAAGTAGAACTTGGAACGGTAGTGGTTGAGCATGGCCTCGAGCGTCTTGAGACGGTCAGCAGGTTTAGCCGTTTTGGAAACAGGAAGTGCGTCCGCAGATTGCAGAACTTGCATGAAAGCTACAGCGGAGTTAAGGGCTGATTGCTTTGCAATTACAGTCTGTTTGGGATCTTCGTAGTTACCGCGTGCGGGCGCGCCAGCTGCAGGTGGAGCAGATGGAGCAGTAGCACCGCCAGCGATTACTTGCAGACTTTTTGTATCCATGTTTGCGTATTGGCCGTTGTAAGTCACGTTGAATGTGACGTTATCACCGACTTTGCACTTGGGCGGGTATTTACCGATACCGTAGCTTGTGCCGTTGACACGGGCACTGTACATTTGACCGAACTTGGTCTCTCGGGCGTCGATACTCTGGACGATGCCAGATACAGTATTACTCAATGTGTTTCTCCTTGGTGGTACTAGCATTGTAAATGGCTGCTAGATTGGCCTTTGCCTGGTGCAATGTTTGTTTAACGGTCCCAACGCTAACTTCCATTGCTTCGGCAATTTCTCTGTATGTCTTGTCGTCTAACTTCATCTCTAGGGCTAGCTGTTGTCTTTCTGGTAGCTGGGCTTGTAGGTACTCTAGTAGTGCTACCTCTAGCTCTCTTGTGTACTCTTCGTCTGGCTGCATCGGGCTTCTATCTACCAGCTCATCGTCCGTGATGGCTGCTAGTTCCGCTTGGCTAGTCCACAGGTCGTGTTCACCAAGCCCTCTGTTTTAGAACTTGTGGGCCCGCATTGCGCTGTCTAGATCTACTGAGAGTTTGTGTACGAAGTCGATTGCGACACCGTCTTTTAGTTTGTATCTGGTGTTTAGTAATTTCCAGACTGCGTTTTTGTCGGCACCAGATTGGTAGTCTAGTAGCAACTGTTTGCGTACTGCATTCAGTTCCTCGATGGTAGCACATTCTTTGGATAGTAGTGGGAGTCCGTACATTTTTCTTGCCAGTCGTAAGGCTGACTGTTTTTTTATTTCGTAAATGATAGGATCCTCGTCGTCCCACGGTTTGTAGTTGTGGTAAGTCATTGTTTTTTAGTGAATTCTCCGTTTGGTAGCACCGAGTAGACTGTTTCTTCTTTTGTAACTCCCCAGTTTCTTGACATTTTGATGCCCACGCCTAGCGGTGTTTCGAAGGAGTAGCCGTAGACTTGCTTGAGATGATTGAAAACATCAGTAGTCAAGCACTGCTTGGACAGTTCCTCGAACTCCGTCTCGTAGCCTTTCTTGATGCGGGTTACGATTGAGTCGTGGATAGTATTAAGAATATGGATAGGGAGATCTTTGCTTCTGTACCAGAAGTATGATAGTGCGATTGGGATAATTTCTCCAGTAGCGAATGACTGGATAGGATAGTTGTGTACTTCGGTAGATACGTTGATGTATCCGTTTTTGTCCATAGAGGCGTTAGGCCAGTAGAAGACCATACCCCACGGGAGTCGTACACGCTTGTTGCTGGCTGCTTGTAGGCACCAGGCACGTTGCGTGCTGGATATGCCTTTGTACTTTTCTTTGAAGAATGCAGCGTAAGCTTTCTGGGCTGGAGTCTTGCCCATGCCTCCGTATAGAGGCGCGAAGGTTGATGCTTTGGCTTGCTGACGAGTAGTTGGCTCACCTGCATCGCTCAGAACCTGTGCGGTTACTGAGTGGATGTCACTGCCGTTACGAATCTCGTTGTCGGCAATCTCGTCTTTACAGACGTCAGCAGCTACTCTGAACTCGAGTTGAGCTCCGTCGCATTCTCCGATTAGCCAGTCATCGTCACCTGCCCAGAATAGACGTTTGTAGTCTCTGGGTAGATTCTGAAACTGAACTGACTTGCTTTTCTTTTCGTTCTTGAAGAGAGTAGGAATGCCAGCTGAAGACAGTCTGTGCGTTACAGTAACGCCCTGTTGGAACTTGGCTTTGAAGTTACCGTCGTTTTCTAGTACTGTACGATAGAAGAATTCTAGGTTTTTGCTGATTAGGGAATCAGCTTTGTTGAACTCGCGGTACAGTGTTAGAAAAGCTGCTTGGTCTTCGGTAGTTGCTTCCAGTTTAGATAGAGTTACCGAGTCTGTGAGTCTGCTACCACCTGCTGTTCTGACAGGCTTGCCTTTGAATTGCAGCTCTTTGAACTGCAGTGTGTCGTACAGGTAGGTAGCTACTTGGACTGGAGATGCGAGATTGATGTCGTTAGTTAGACTGATCAACTCTTGTGCGAGATAGTTACGACGACGCTTGGTCGATTCGTACTCTTTGGTGACGGCTTCTGCGTCTAGGGTCATGCCTTCAAACTCGACGTCAGCCAGGACTAGCGTTGCTAGGTTTCTGGTATGGGCGATGTGCAGTATCTTGTTGCGTTTGAGTAGTACTGTTTGTTTGAGGAATATTTTGTAGGCTAGCGTTACGTCTTGCCAGCAGTAGGTTAGTAGCCAGTCTTTTGGGATCTCTGACGGACATACGCCTGATTTGATTAGGGTAGAGACTAAGTCTTCTTTGGTACCCAGTTTGTACTTTTTAGCCAGTGCGTTGAGCTGTAGTGGTAACTTTCTGTTACCGTTGAGGACCCACTCAGCTAGCATTGTGCAGTAGACCATGATTCTGCGTAGGTCTACACCGCATCGTTTTAGATAACCTGCCTCGAACTTGGCGTTGTGGGCTACGATGAAGTCCACTTTGTAGCAGTCTTCGACTAGTTCGTGTTGCTCGTACTCGTTGCCGAAGCAGTGCTTTCTTTCTACTGTTCCGTTAGGATGTACGAGGTACCAGCAAGCTAGTACGATTGAATTGTTGTCATTCACTGCACTGGCGTCTAGTTGATCGAGAGTCGTCTCGAAGTCTAGAACCATGAATGTGTTGCGGTTTTGCTTTAGGTATATGTCTGGGCGTAGGACGAAGTCAGGAACTGTCTGGTTCGAAGCTGACATTATTCTCCTTTAGTAGTTTTTCTAAGTACTTGATTCTGCTTTCTGCTTTAAGCGCGCGGCTTCTCCACATGTCCAGGATTTTGTTGACAAAGTTGTTATTCACTTGTGTTCTCCGTAGAATAGATGTTTGCCGCGGATGATTAGTAGCTTCATTTTGCGTGCCCAGGAGGGTTTGACGCTGGTATTGTGGAAGTACAGTATGTCTTGGTTGAGATTACTTGCGTTTTCTAGTGCTTTGCGCGTAGCTTTCTTGGAAGCGTAAGAGGGTGTGGATACTTTGTTTATTCCCGTGAATTGGTGTTTTTGGTATACCACTTTGCATGGTGTATTTGGGAACTTTGGGTGATTGCTTCTGTTGAGGATTACTGCCACTACAAGATCCGGCCCGTTAGCAACTCCTCGTGTTTCAGAGTGCACTGCTTTTTCGATACACTGTATCTCTGTAGGAGGCAGATCTATCATACGTCGTACATCCTGCTTACGTCTTTACGGACTTTTACGGGGAAGTTTTCGTGTTTACCTGTGCGTTTGTTCTTGACGATGGACATAATACGTAGCCCTTCTTCGTCTAGCTGCTTGTCAACACCGATGCCTACCTGTACGTCTAGGGCACCTTGGATGCCTGTTTTGCTGTTGTAGACGTCGTTCATGTCCAGAATCTGCTTGTTTTCAGCGCTGTCACCTGCCTGACATAGGCTGACCGCTAGCAGATTGTACTTTTTACCCATCTTACGCATCAACTTGGCAGAGTCTTCGAGCTCGTTGCTTCTGGAATCTTGGTATCCGCCCATGTTTAGGTTAGAGATTTGGTCAACTACCAGGAATTCGGGCCTGTATCGCTCTACAAGGGCTTCAATCTGCTTTGGGGTACCAGGAGCTAGGGAAACGATTGTAAGGCGATTTAGGCCCTTTTCTAGGGCAATCTGCTTGTACCGGTCGAAGTCGGCTAGGACTACGTCTTGTGAGGTCTCGGTCATGTTACATATGAACCTGAGCCAGTAGGAGCTGGTTGGGTCTTCGTTGATGACCATTAGACCGCTGAGTCCCTGCATTAGGAACCCTGCAATGTTGGTAATAGCTGTTAGGGATTTGGCTGAGTTGGGTCTGCCAAAGAATAGAACGTGATTACCAGGGATTACCCCGCCCCCGACTCGCTTGTTTAGGGCATTTGGTCGAAGTTTGATCATGTTTTCTTTGGAGAACGTGGATGTGACCATGTCTACTGCGTCTTCGATGGTTGTGATTTCCATGTCCTTGTCGACAGGGTCATCTACAGCTTCTTTTGTCTGCAGTTCTGATAGTTCTGAGAGCAGTTGCTGCTCTGCTAGTGGGTCACCGTTGACTAGAGCTACTGCAAGTTTATCTTTTACCGTCTTGATCTGTGCCTGGAGCAACATGTGCTTTACGTTTGGCACGCTGACGTCAACTTGCTTGCTTTTGACAGTGTTGAAGTACTCTGATAGAGTTTGTTGGTGTTTCTCTGCTCGTACTGTTTCCATCAGACAACTGAGTACGATGCTAGTGTCGCATTGTTGAGCAGTGACGTCGCGCGAGTAGAACTTTTTAATCTCGACAAAGACCAACTGGGCCATTTTGTCTGTTTTCTTGAACATCGGAGAGCCATATTGGTCAACGAGTTCGAAAGCCTCTCTGCTAGCTAGGCTCGCTGCTAGTAATGTAGTCAGCAAATAGCGTTCTCCTTTCTTCGATAGTCATATTCTTGATGTCTTTGGATAGTGGTAGTAGTTTAGCATTCTTAATCTTGCCTTTGGCTACTATTTCTGTCGCTGTGCCGATAGCGTCGTTGTCTAGGGCTATTAAGACTGTTGTGTAGTTGACGCTGTTGATGTCCTCGACCATTGAGTCTGTGATGTGTGTGCCTAGTAAGGCTGCAGCATCTAGACCTTCTTGTCGTGTGGCAATGGCTGAGAGCAGATCTTCTGTGATTACCAGTGTACTGCCCGGCCAGAACCCTTTCATGTACCATGCCACTCCTCCGTATTCCCCACACATCGTGAGTGATTTGGGGGTTTGTTCTTTGAGCATGTCTTTTAGGTCGTATCCCTCTAGGTCCAGGTATTTGGAAAAGATTGGAATAGCGATACGGCCTTTGCCCTCTGGGCTGTACGTCGTTGTGTAGCGTGTGAAAGCTTTACGTAGATCGATGTTGAAGCGGGAGGCGGCGAGCTCTTGTAGCGCATCTGGGACGGGGTCTTTATGTACCTTCATGAAGGTCTCAAGACGCATCAGCTTTGGTGACTTAGGCTGTTTCTCTGGTTTAGGTAGTGCGGTACCTTTGCCAGCGGCACTAGACCCTTTTATCTTACAGCTGTCTCTGAAGCAGATCCACAAGACTCTGCCATCGTCCTTTTTAGTGATGCTGCACGACTTTTCAGCGGAACTGCCGCCTCCGCATTCTGGACAGACAACAGTGACTGTTTCTCCGGATTGCAGGTTAGCTGCTTCTAGTAAAATCTCTGTTCTTGTCTGTTTAGATGTGGCCATTAGTAAGGTAGTGAGTATCCTGCTGGGGCTAGTGTTAGTATTCCGTTACTTAGTTGGCCCGCGGTTGGGGGCAGTCCGATGAAGTATCCGTCTTCTTGCATGCCTTTGACTGTTATTTCGATTTCGTTATAACGCATGAGATTGGCTGCTTGTGTGGCGCTTGTGCAGCGTACTACGATTGCGTCGTTATTGCCTACTGGTGCGTAAGGATTGGCGTTAGATATCACGTCTAGGTAGACATTGAAGTTGTCTGTGTCTTTGTATATTGGCACTGCTCTGGCAGTTACTTCGTGTTCTCCTGTCCAGTTAAACAGTGCATCAGTTTCTTCTTGGGATAGTCCGTTGATAGAGCGGCTGCATCTAGTAGTCGTTGTTAGTGGAGTGACAGTCGTGAGCGAGCTGAAGTCCGTGAGGGTGTTTGCACGGGCTTGTCTTTCGATCTCCTTGACTTCGCTGATAATGCGCGGTCTACGATTGTCCGTGACGTTGCTGTAGCTGTACGTTTTCGTTTGCCGAGGAATCACCTTTTTGATAGGTGTTTTTGTGAACTGTCTGACGTCGTGTAGCGGGAAAGCGTAAGTCTGGTGTGTTTCTGCTTCGTAAATTGCATCGTCTTCTAGTTCTAGTTTGTTACGCTCGGCAAGCCAGCTGAGCATTCCAGCTTCTGAACAGATGAGCACGACTGACTTGTCTTTTACGAACGCATAGTGCAGTGGGCGTTCGCCGTTGGTGGCCATGTGGGTGATTTGACTTTCCATATCAGTCCAGATGATAGACCAGGCACCGTATAGATCGTCAAGGCCCTGAGCGCCGTTATCGTTGATGCGGGCGGCTAGGGCTTCGGTGTCAGTACTGAACTTTTTCTTGTCCCAGTCTTCGATCGTGCCGTTGTGCACTAGAGCAAAATCGTCTTCTCCGTTGCTGTTTTCGTGGATGAAAGGATGAGCATTGGCGTTGTTGATTTTACCAGTCGTTGCTTTTCTGTTGTGGACTACTGTTACGTAAGACACGTCTGCATCTGCTAGTAGTTCTGCAGCTTTTGGCATGCTGATGAAGGTGCTGCCGTCTACTGCTTTCTTGTAAGATTGCAGTTCTAGATTGCCGTTGATCTGGTACATGCCTGTGGAATCTGCTCCACGAAGCTGAGTCACGATGGTAGCGTCTGTGATGAACTTATCTAGTCCTGAGACAATATTACTTTCGCTGTTAAGTACTGCTGTTAATCCGCACATTAGTTAGTTTCCTTATTAAAAGAGTGGAGGCATTACGCCTGTTCTTACGTACTCCTGGTAGACTGAGTTTCCTGCAGCCATTCTTGCTACTCGTCTTTCTAGTTCTGCTGCGTCAGGTACTACAGTGCCAGTTGTTGTGTTTTCGTAGTAATCTGGTTGTTCGTTTCGATCTGCTGGTCGTTCTTCCATCATCTGCTGCAGTTCAGTTTCTAGTATGATGGTGTCTTCTGGTTTGTATGTTATCATTATTTTTGCCTCTTCTATGAGTTCTAGGAACTTTTCGATTGTCGGCATTTCGTGCTCTGCGCCAAATGCAGCTTCGATCTGTGCACGTACTAGGTGGTACATTGCCTCAAGGTCTTTTCTGACATTGTCATTTCCTGCGCTTTCCCAGGCAGCCATGCCGCATTGTTTTACTGCTAGGCACGCATTGATGTTTTTTACTGCCTCTTCGATAGTTTCTGGTGTCGAGAAGTGCCTGAATTCTAGGGTTCCGTACTTTGATAGAGCCGAAGCATTCATTGAGTAGTAGCGCGTGTCTGGTGTGTACAGTCGGATTTCGTCTTCTGTTTCTCCGTCGTCGTGTAGATAACTGATAATGCCAGCAAGCGCTTCTTCGCTTTCTATAGAGTATCCTAGATATTTTCTGTTGTTGTCTGTTAAGTTGAACAACGCTTTGTCCGCAAGTAATGCTGCGATCATTATGGACATTAGCTGCAGTCTGTTAACATTGAGCATGTTAACGTGGACGTGCATTGACGTTCGTAGCGTTTTGTGCTGCACGAACATACCGTCTGCGAAGGCATCGCTCAGACTTTCTAGAGCTTTGATGACTGTGTCTCCTTTAAGAGGAGCACTGAACACAAATTCGCGTGACTGTCCTCGCAGAGAACCGTCTGTCTTGCGTTCCCAGTGTAGTAGGTCTCCCCTGCTCATGTAGTTTACGGCTAGGTTTTCCATCTCGATTTCTACTCCTACTGAAGTAGTTTCGTCTACTAGAGATAGATTGCTTCGTTTTACAGTATTTTGGCTTTTGTCAGGATCTTGTTTGCCGATGGCTTGACTTAGCGTTTGCATGTTTAACCTTTTTTGTTGATGTAGCTAAATACTTTATTGTTTTTTGCCCAGATTGTTTTGTTGCCTTCTACCCACCCTGCCAGCTCTTCACCAGTTAGCGATTCGAGTCTCCATTTGATTCTGTAGACTTCTCCGTTTTCTTTGTAGCGCGTTTCTTTAGACAGTCTTACCTTTCTGGAGATGGCTACAGCGTCTAGATCATCACCCTTTTTTAGCATTTCTAGAGCTTCTTTTAGGGTCGGATATGTTGGGTTGATGAATTGTTCTGCGTATTTTGGGTTTTCTTGGAGCATTTTGACTGTGTTGTCGTTGATTTTGTGGCACCGTCTGCCGTTTATTGAGAATAATCGGTTTTTTACGTTGATCCACCCTTGCTGCAGTTTGAAACCTTTTAGAGAGGTGAAATCATTGATGTTAATTAGCAGTTGTTTGCTTCTCGGGTTGGAGATTGGCGTGAATTCTAGACAGACTTGGTTAGCATTAGTTTCATTTTCTTCTACGTTCCAGCTGTTTTCTAGCTTTTCACCGTTTTCGATTAGTTCTTTCATTGACCGGATTTCTTCATTCCAGTCTTCCCACTCGTCGGTGTGTTCATCGCTCTCTACCATGTCTCCGTCATCGTCTTCGTATGTGTAGTATTGGTCGGGCGGGTACTCTTGCATGGTTTCTAGGTGGGCTCTTTGCCTTTTTAGCCACTCTCTTAGTGCTTCTAGGCTACCGAATGTGGCTTTGGTTAGTCCGCTGGCCTCTGCGTAGCGTTTGGCGCCTTTTATGTACACTCCGTTAACGTTGAACCCTTTTAGCTGGTATAGTAGACCGTTGTGAATGTACAGACCGCCTACGTATTCGTTTATGAAGTACTCGTCGCCAAATCCGTCTACTACGTTTTTGTTCATGCTGCTTTTCTCACTAGTTTGTGTTTTCGTGTTACTACGTTGTCTTTGTTGTTTGTTAGCATTGGTAGTGCTAGTACTACTTCTTTGCGCGCAATTGGTTCAGCTTTTTCGTTGTAGATCTTTTCATAAAGTTCTAGTCCGTGCCTTAGTACTCCCTTTTCGAGCTGTAGCATGAGTTCTGAGGACTCTACTGGAGTTTTGATTAGCTTCCAGATTTCCAGTTCGAACGCGTTGTTTAGGATTTTATGTTGTATTCCGTAAGTTACTAGGTCATCTGTTTCGAATATGGAGGTGAACTTGATGTTTCCGAAGGTTCTTCCTTCGAGTTTGTATGTGTCCATTATGCCACCATTTGTTGAAATGCGTCTCGATAAGCGTTGATTGTGGTTTCTCCCTCAAGTCCTGGAGCTGTGTTAACTTCTAGGATGAATACGGAGTTGTCTTGGCTTACGATGACGTCTACTGCTCCGAAGTCTAGACCCAGTGCTGCTACTGCTTTGATGCACATTGGTTTGAGCATTTCTGGTGGATTATCTACGTCGTTACAAGCAAAGACCCATCCATTGTCGTGACTGCGAATTAGTGCTTGGTCTGGAGTCTGTTCGACACCGCTACGTTTTCTTTTTTGGATTAGAAGGATTACTTCGCCGTCGACTACGTGAGCACGGTACTCTGCTTTCTTTTTGGTGTACTCGACTACGATTTTGGCATTTTCTGGGATGCGTTCGCCACGGCGTAGGACTGTGATTCCTGTGCCAGAGTGTCCAGATAGTAGTGACCGAGCCAGAAGGATAGGAGTAGTGCCGTCGTCCAGTAGTTGCTGAGCTTCTTGGAAGTTGGCAGGTGTCCAGAACTTTGGGATATTGATGCCGACATGTGGTAGTAGTGTTTTGAAGGTTTTTAGTTTATCGCACGCCAAACTGACTGCGTAAGGTTTGTTTAGTAGGGTCCTGCGACCATTGTTCCAGGACTCGATAGGCTGCGACGAGCCCCAGTTGATGATGATTTTATCATTCTGGAACAGTCGCGGGGGCCAGGAGCCAAGCTTGTTTCGTTTACAGCGCAGAGCTTTTGCTAGTGTTTTGCTGCCAGTTGATGCTCTGTTTCTGACAATTTTGAATGTCATCTGTGCGTCCTTAGTGTTCCTGTGCTGTCACATGCTGGAATTCTGCTGCGTGTACGAGTTGGGTTGTGTAGTGTCCACTCTCTGAATTCTTCTGTTGTGAATTGTGCGAATAGCGCGAGTGCTCTTGAATCTGGCACGAATTCTTTTTTTACGAGAGGGGCATTTGCTGACGTATTTAGGATTGCGTCTAGTAGTTCATTTTTCTTGCTATCGCTCATTTGTGTTAGTACATTTTTATTTTTTGCTAAGCTATGCACGAACAGGTTTAGCATGGTATTTGCATTGTCGTTTGCGAATCTGCGTGCTTTTTGTACCAATTCTGCTTTTTTCTTGAAAGCTTCGATGTCGGTGTTCATGTGGAATCCACGGACCTCAGCAATTGGTGACTTTGCGTGACGAATTCCTGCGTAGTTGTGACGGGCGAATGGAAGTGCTTTTTCTCTTAGGTTATGGTTTGCGTGCAGTACTGACAGTTTGGTTAACGCTGCTAGTTCTGTATCTGTTTCGCCAACGAGAGGCGGTGCGCTTTGCAGCATGTGGGTGATTGCTCCTTCTAACCCGATATAACTGCCCGCACGTTCCATGATGTCGTTTTGGACTCTGGCTTGCGACATTGCAAAGTTTAGTGTTGCAAAGAAGGCCATGGTTTCTACGACTGTCATTCCTGCTAGATTGACGTTGACATGCAGTCCGTAGTTGTGTGGTTGTTTGCCACGCTGCACGCCCATCTCGTCAGTCATCCTGGTCAAGATGGAGTTCATCCACTTTCCGCGCAGTTCGGTGATCTTTAGCGGACGTTTGGTGATGAGTTCGATGCCACTGTTCAGTAGACTTCCGTCTGTTTCTGCGTCAAGCTGGTAGCGAGACCGTTTTATGCGACGGCGTGCACCTGAGTGGTAGCCGCGGATTGGGATATCTTTTTTGATGGGGGCAGTGGCTATCATTTTGCGTAATTCCAGTGGTTGTTAGAGTACCAGGTGTTTTCTTTCCAGTATCCTTGACTTTCGTTTACGATTTTGAAGGTTTTGTCTTTGTACAGCAGGATTAGTTTGTTGTATGTCCCGATGACGTCACCTAGTCGTTTGATTACGATTGGGTTATCCATTAGGGCTTGATCGTCGAGCAGTGTTTTGGTCTCTTCGACGAAGTCGCGCGTGTCGCTCATTGTTCCGTTTGTGCCGTACAGAACGCCGTTGTGTACCAGCACTGAGTTTTCCATGATGAATGGATGTGCGTTATCTGGGATGATACCGCCGCTGGTGGCGATTCTGCAGTGTGTCACCAGGTTTTCTTTGTCAGCAAGTCGCATGCCCTGTTCGATGTAATCGCTTTCGACCATGATGTGTCGATGAGTGAAGATTTTACCGTCTTCTGCATAAGCGAAGCCACCGCCGTGTCTGTTTGCTCGAAAGAATTGTGAGAGTTCTTGTTCTTTGAAGCCGCCTGTTTTAGAAATTGCTGCAATGCACATAGTTAGAGTAGCTTCCTTTTTAGTTTCATGAGTAATAGTAGTAACGCTACTCCTGGTCCGAGTGCGAGTAGGCATAGGCTTCCTTTCCACAAATCTACGTGGGAGGAAGGCCCTGAAGTTCTTGACAGCATTTGTGATCCTTTTTTGGTGCTCCGTGAGAGACTTGAACTCCCGACCTACCGCTTACAAGGCGGTTGCTCTACCAACTGAGCTAACGGAGCAAATTGGCGCGCCCGGAGGGAGTTGAACCCCCAACCAACGGAGTAGAAGTCCGTTGCTCTATCCAGTTGAGCTACGGACGCATTTGTTTAGAGAATAATCAATGCTCCTAGTACTCCGATTAGTAGTAGTGCATAGAATGTTTTTTCACCACGGGACATCTTCACAGATTGTGTGTTCAACGTCGGCTGGGAGTTTACCGCACGTACATGTTCGACAATTGCTAGTTTCCATTGCGGGCTCAATGTCGTATCCTTTGGCATAACTGCATCCTCTGTATGTGAGTTGGGCGTTAGTTAGAAACTGGTTTGCATTGTTGGGTTTTGCGTAGTATTTTAAAAGCTCTTTTGCTTTTTCTTCTGCTTCTTTGTCACTATCTGCTTCGATTCCAGGTAAGTTGATGCTGTAGTGGTACTGGTACATGAGTAGTGTTCCTTGAGATGGTGCGGACGGAGAGACTCGAACTCTCACATCTTGCGATACTAGAACCTAAATCTAGGGCGTCTACCAATTCCGCCACATCCGCGTTAATAGCTCCGGGGTTCGTAACCCCCGGTCCGTGGTATTGACTCTACGAAGAATACCCAACACCGGCAGCTTCGATAGGACGCTGCAGTCCTTGCGCTCTTATGGAATCACTACGATTTTGTATAGTTCGTAGATGCCGCCCATTACTAGGCCCCCGATGACGTATCCTGCAGCAGCGGCATTGCCTATCAGTTCTTTTGCTGTGCGTGCTTTTGTGAAGGCTATCGCAGCTGCCAAGAAGAAGCTGCTAACCAGTATGACGAAGATTAGAGTTGCCATGGTGTATCCTGGGTTAATTGATTGGTGGGAGTTTGCGGAGCATTACGCACTCTTCATTTTCGTACTCTTCGCAAGACCATTCGTCTGCTTTGAGATTGAGATGCATCTCTTGCTCTTTTTTGGAGAAGTGACTGATTGCTAGGAAGATAAGCACTATGCACAGTACTTGCACAAAGGCTATGCCCATTTCTCTGTTGGACATTTCTTCGGGGTCGTTTTCAATGGCCATCTGCTTCCCTTTTGCGTAGGAAAAATAAAAAAAAATTAGGGGACAGACTATTTGGGGCGGTCTGTCAGCGCACACTCGCTTACTATGGTTCAGCGAGTAAATTACAGGTCGTCGACTTCGACTTCTTGCACTTCTTCGAGGTCGAGAACGAAGTCGGAAGCTTCGTCGTCACGCTTGATGGTAGCGGTGTATTGCTTGCCATTCCACAGGAACGAGCCGGTGTGGAGACCTTTGCGGCGCATCCAGACGGAGCCGGTACCGTTGTAGTCACCGGTCGCGCGGTCCATGTCGGTCACGATGATGGAGAACGTCGGCTGTTTGTTACGGCCTTGGGTCTTGGTCGCTTCGTCTTGTGCGGCCTTCCAGCGGGGGTTGAAAACGACGCGGATTTCGCGGTTGATGTCACCGGCCAGTTGGGCGGCGAAGTATCGGTTACCGGAATTGCGCGAGACTTGCGGGTTTGCGAGAACAGTTTGCATGGTATAGATCCTTTGAGGTTAAGTGGTTTGTTCGGGTCAGCTTCCGCTTCCCACCCCCCTACGGGGGAGGAAAATGGAATCAGATATCATCGATGGAAACTTCATCTTGCGAGGTAAGTACAAACTCGAACGAAGTCGGACTGTTACGCTTGATGTCGACGAGGTACGTCACGCCTTCCAGAAGGAAGTTGCCTTGATAGCATTTGCCATCTTTGCGCATCATGGCCCATGCGGCACCAGTGCCGTCGAAGTTGGCGGTGCTTTCGGTGTATTCCGATTGCAGTAGCCATACGGGTTGCTTGTTCTTGAAGCCTTCGGCTTTGGCTTCGTGCTCTGCTTGCTTCCATCGAGGATTGATGGTGAGATACAGGCCACGTTGCTGGAAGGTAACTTTCCAGTACTTGTTTCCTGCTTTGGATTGTTGCATCTCGTGGTGGTTAAGTACGGCGTTCATGTTATTCTCCTATTAAAGGTCGTTGAGTGAGAGAGGTTCAGCGAATTGCTCGTCAAACCAGTCTTTGTACGGGGAGCTTACCGATGCGAGGAATGCATCATCGACGGTAGTTCCGAGCTCTGGTTCGTCTTCACTGCGGTCACGAAGCCAGTCGAGCGGGATAGATTCACCATCCTGCAGCGTGTGGATTTCGTAAGGGATGTCGTTGTCATCTTCTTCGATTTTACGGGAAATCCAGTCTTCCCAGGAGGCCAGCTCTTCTGCCGAGTTGAACTGGATGAACGACTTACGCACGGTGTGGCCCATCTTGTCGTGAATGGGCAGGTCGGCGTAGCCAGTAGCGACTGCGAAGAGCGTGTAGTCTTCCGCTACTGTGGCAGAGCATGAGCTGAGGTTCTCGTCTTGGGGCTCGAGTAGGATTTCGCGGTTGGGTTTGCCTTCGGCGTTGAAGCCGCAGCGAACCAGGTGCAACCGATACGGAACGCCACCGCGAGATTTAGTATATCCGGTGTAGTCTTTTTCACCTGCTTCGAGCTTGAGGTAGAATGTCATTCGTACATCGTTGTCGAACGGGGTTACTACGGCTTTTACAACGCGGGTGGAATCTTCGTCGGGCATTGCGGTCAGTTTTACTTGGTTGTGTTTGAGCTTGAACATGTATATCTCCTAAATGAGTCACTCCACTACGTGGGAGGAAACGAGCTCTTCAGCTGATTTTTCGTGGATCGGCAGTTGCGCGATGTGACTACGCGCGTAGTAGGTATCGCTGCGGTACGGCGGGTTGGGCGTGTCCGAGTCAGCAGACTTGGTACGTCCGTCGTCACCGACCTGCATGTCACAGCCCATGGCTTCTTCCACGGACTCGTCCCAAAAGGATGGATTGCGCATTAGTGTATCTCCAGTTCGTTGATGTACTGTTCGTGGTAACGGCAGATGTAACCGAAGTCGTTTTCATCTTCGACACGTTGCGTCACGAATTCTTCGTGGCCGAGCTGGTGGCATTCGAGTTCGGGGATGTGCTCGTCCAGCTGGCTGGCGAGGGTTGCGAGGTTGTGGATGTTCATGGTGTATCTCCTTCAGGGCTGATGGTTGGGCTGGCTTCATTGAGGTAGTCTGCGTCCAGGTAGACACAGGATTCCATGGCTTCATACCAGTGATCGGTATATTGGTCTGCGAAGGACTCGACAGCGGTGTTACAGGCTTCTACCCGAGGCTGATAAGCCGCAGGGCGGCCTTCGACTTCGAATTTGACAGGCTCAGGCTGTTCCCACACGGAGA